TCAGAATGTTGGACTGTTGAAAGAGGACCACGAACTCCTGCGCAAGTTGTCGGAGACAGAACAGAGGTCCATGGCGCGACAGCTTTCGGTATTAATTCGCAAAGCTATTGCTGAATTAGAACAAGCCTGATAGGATACTATCATTGCTCGATTGAACATTCGCCTGTTTCAATCTGACTACCTCAACTGCCCCGGCGGGCTAGGTTTCGCACTGCAACGTCGGGGCTATTTTTTTGCCTCGTTGGATTTGCCTTTTTTACCTGCGATCTGGTAGTCTTTTTCTTTCGAATACCCTCTGATCTGCGTGACATTGGTGTAGGATTTCTTCATTCCACGGAGCAAGGCCCTAGCCACGTCATCCTCGAGCCCAGTTTGTTCGGCGAGAACCCTGGATCCGGTGTCCAAGGTTCTCAATCCTTTCTTAAAGTCTACCATGGTTTCGATTATTTCATCGTGGGTTTTAGACTTAGCCATTCTCTTGCCTCTTCACCTAGTACCTTGGCCCCGATGTTGATCTTGGTCCGGAGGGCCTTGACTATGCGTTCATCGATGCTGCCTTCGCAGATCAGATCGATATATGTTACGTTGTTCTTCTGCCCGATTCGATGTGCTCGATCCTCTGATTGAATGCGCGTCTCCAGGTTGAAGTCATTGGCGTAGTATACCACGAGGTTTGCCTCGGTTAAAGTCAGACCATAGCCAGCGGTAGCTGGGTTACCTACGAAGAACCGGAGAGGATGGTCAGGGTTCTGGAAATTCTTGACGATGTCGTTGCGGTCGTCGTCGGTTGTGTCCCCGAAGTATGCCGCAGCGGAACCTGGTCCGAACTTATCATTCAGCATTTGCGTAATCTGTTTGATGTCATAGCGGAACCGTGACCAGATGATTGCTTTGCCGTCGTGCTCGTTCATGATCTCGGTCAGAGCATCCATGCGCTTGGATGGGAAGTACAACATCTCATCGTCGTCGGTCTTTAGATGACCGGACATGATCTGTTGTAGCCGGAGCATCTGGGTAATCACGGCAGGTGCGGTGACCATTTCACCATCATCAAGCAGAACCATAGCGTGGCGCCGTACATCCTCGTACATCTTGAACTGCTCCGCGGTCATGCCGACATACCTAGCGGTGTAGATTTTGTCGGGGAGATCGAGGCAGTCCTTCTTTAGTACGCGGAAGGAGAACCTGTCGATCTTGCCAGTCAGTTCGTCGATGTTCTTGAACCCGATGATCTGTTGGAACGCTGCCTGTCCCATGGTTTTGCGCTGCACTACAGCGTATCGTCCCTGGAATGCGTAGTATGACTCGTAACCTAGCAGCCCAGGGCGGAGGAACTCGCACTGCGAATAGATATCCATCGGACTTTTTGTTATAGGTGACCCTGTCAAGAGCCTTCTGTACTTGAACCCCGCTGCTATCTTCATTAGAGCTTTAGTGCGTTTGGCTTTATGGTTCTTGATAGTTGTTGATTCGTCGATTGCGATCAGGCCGTTCTTGCCAAGCGCACGAGACATCCACTCCCCAGCGCTCTTCCCCTTGATCGAGGAGAACGACTCCACGTTCATGACAAATATAGTTAGGCCGTTGAATTTATCTTTGACTGAGCGCATCTCCTCGGTTTGTTTTTTGTTAGGACCAGACACCCAACGGATGACGCGATGGGGGATGTCGTCGGACATATGCTCGGGGATTTCCTTGGCTACCCAGTTGCGGTACACGCCCTTGGGTGCGATGACCAAAGCGAAATTAATCCTACCAGTTTGATACAACATACCCATGTTATCGATCAAAACTTTTGACTTCCCAGTGCCCATCTCCATGAACAGACCGAACTCATCCCTGTCCCAGCCGTACTCCAAAGCATCTGCCTGGTGATTAAACGGTGGGAGTTTATATTTGTAGTTGACAACCATCACATACCTCCACTATTGTCTTCGTTACGGATAGCATACGGCGTTCGTACAAATCAACCCTGAAGAGGAAAAACTTTATGAGTGATATATTCGAAGACTTATACGACGAATCGGAGGCCCTAGCGTCTATCGATTCTGGTACTGGGAAACAGCTTAGTCAACTGGTTCGATCCTTGCGCAAAGTTGAGCAAGAGATCGGAGATGCCGAGGACCACATCAAATCTTTAAAGCAGGAGAAGCACAAGCTCTCGGTCGAGAACATACCTGCATTGATGGATGAGATGGGTGTCGAGCGCGTTGATGTTGACGGGTGTACCGTTGAGCGCAAGATGATTGTCGCTGCGTCCATACCAGTTGCGCGGAAAGAGGAGGCTTTTAACTGGCTTCGCGACAACCGCCTTGACGACATTATTAAGAACGACATAACCGTGTCCTTTGGTAAGGGCGAGGATAACGTAGCGGGAGACGTTGTCGGACTGCTACAGGATCGTGGCTTTGATCCGAAGACCAAGACCCACGTTCACCCTTCCACACTTAAAGCGTTCATCAAAGAGCGTGTCGTTGAAGGTAAACCAGTTGACCTCGATATGTTCGGGGCATTCATTTCAAACACAGCACAAATCCGGAGGAAGTAATATGGGTAACGCAGTTGCTAAGAAAAAAAGTGCAGAGTTAAGCACAGATGTCATGGACGACATCCTAGAGTTTGCTGGTGAAGGCGCGTCCTTTGACAGTTCCGAGATGCAGATACCGTTCGTTCGTATCCTGCAAGCAATGTCCCCTCAACTCAAGAAGCGTGAATCTGATTACATTGAGGGGTCAGAGCAGGGTGATATGTTTAACAACGTCACCATGGAACTGTTCACTGGGGAGAAGGGCATCGTGGTTGTGCCTTGCTTCCAGACCGTTAAGTATTTGGAGTTTATTCCGCGTGACCAAGGTGGAGGATTCCAAGGAGAGATATCTGCAACTGACTCTGTCTTGCGTAAAACTACACGATCAGGGGCCAAGGAAATTCTTCCTAACGGCAACGAGTTGGTCAAGTCGGATCAGCACTTCTGCTTGGTGGTTGGTGAAGATGGGATGACACAACCTGTTGTGATCGACATGAAGTCTAGCCAGTTGAAGGTCAGCCGTCGTTGGAAGACCTCGATTGGGTTGCAAAAGATCAAGCACCCAAAGACAGGGCAGATGGTCAAGCCTCCGTGTTTTGCCACTCAGTGGAAGTTTACCACTGTTGAGGAGAGCAATGACCAAGGTACGTGGTTCAACTACCACATTGAAAAGGTTGGGTTGGTTCAGAACCGCGATCTTATGCTTGAGGCAAAAGCCTTCCGCGATAGTATCGCTGCGGGCGAAGTAAAGGCTGCGCCAGAAGAGGGAGCTTCCTCCTCCCGTGACAGTACTTCTGGCAAAAACGAGGACGAAATCCCGTTTTAAGTAGCCTAGAGGACGGCGGAATGCAGGTATGTTCGCCGTCCTCGACTTCAACGTGAGGAGCAGTAAATGTCACAGGCAAAGAAGTTGCTTGCTGTTTTTGCAGGCGCAAAGAACGCGCATGGCACCACCTCTGTTGGGAGAGTGGGTCGCAATGGAAAAGCAGATTCAAAAAGTAAGATTATCCGAGAGCCTCTGACCGAGAAGCTTGTACAAGATCACATTGACGGGAAGCAGGGTGTTGGCGCGATCCCTATCAACGAGGACAACGCGTGTCGGTTCGGGGCTATCGACATTGATGTGTACGATTTAAATCAAAAAGAATTACAAGACAGGATCCAAAAGCTAAAGCTTCCTCTGCTTCAGTGTAGGTCCAAGTCCGGCGGCGCCCACCTGTATCTATTCCTTAAAGAGTGGGAGCAAGCGTCTGTAGCTAGAGAGTATCTGACAGAGATGGCGATTATGCTGGGTCACAGCGGAGCAGAGATATTCCCCAAGCAGGACTCAATCATCGTAGAGCGAGGAGACGTGGGCAACTTCATAAACATGCCATACTTTGATGCAGAAACTCCGCAACGGTTTTGCTACGACCGGAAGACAGAGTCCATGGAACTCGATGAGTTCTTAGTTGCGGCGAATAAAGCCAGGGTAAACCTGTCCGATCTGGAAGCCATAAGATCTACAACGCAAACGCGTAAGCATTTCTCTGATGGTCCCCCATGCATCCGCAACATTTTCTCCGATGGACCACAGAGCGAACCCAGGAACAAGCTGCTGTTCTTTATGGGTGTGTACTGCAAGAAGAAGTTTCCGGATAGTTGGCAAGCTTCCCTGGAAGAATACAACCGCACGTTATTCTCTCCGCCCCTTCCATCCTCAGAGGTGCTGACTGTGATCAAGCAGCATGACAAGAAGGACTGGGGGTATACCTGTAAAGACGAGCCGTTCAAGTCCTACTGTGACCCATCTCTTTGTGTGGTTGCAAAGCATGGTATCACCGATGACTCTCCCGATGCACCACAGGTTGGTGGGTTGACGATCATGTTGTCGGAGCCGCGGTTGTACTTCATGGATGTAAACGGACTACGGATTCAGTTGAGTTCGGAGCAGCTACAGAACCAGACGCTCTGGCAGAGAGCATGTATGGAGCAATGCAACTTCATGCCGCCGACCACCAAACCACAGAATTGGCAGAAGATGGTCAACGGTTTGATGAGCCAAGCAACGTACATCGATGTTCCGTATGAGGAAACGATTGCGGGTCAGTTCAAAGAGCACCTGTTCGCCTACTGCACCAGTCACATTCGTGCCATGGCTCCCGAAGAGATTGAGATGAATAAGCCGTGGACCGATGACGGAGTAACGAAATTCAAGTTGGAAGGCCTGTTGGAGTTTCTGCACCACCGCAGGTTTGTTGGTCAGACCCGAGCTCAAATCATCCAGATGATACGGGACATGGGCGGCGACAGTGGAAAGCAGAACGTTACTAAAAAGAAAGGCCAGCGGACAAACATCCGATGTTGGTATGTCCCAGCCTTCCAAGAAGATGAAACCGAATTGCCTGTTAAGGAGATTTCAAATGACATCCCATTCTAATCGACTACTTAGGATAGGAGAGGTTGCGGACCTACTGGGTGTGTCTCGATCCTACGTCTATAAGCTGGCCCAAACACATGAGGATTTTCCGAAACCAATCGTTTTAGGGGACGAGACAAACAGGAGGTCATCGAGCCGATGGGTTTTGTCCGAGGTTGAGGACTGGGTGAACACCAGACCTAGGGGAAAAGCATTATGATACCGAAAGCGCAGCTGGTTCTGGGTCCACCAGGGACGGGCAAGACCTACTATTTAATCCAGAGGATCAAGGAGGCGTTGGATAACGGCACTCATCCATCACGGATTGGGGTGATCTCGTTTACCCGCAAGGCCATTGAAGAAATGGTGGAGAGAGCTTGTGCAGAGTTTAACTTGGAGCCGAAGAACTTTCCTTACATGAAGACCAGTCACTCGTTCGGGTTCCACGGTCTGGGGTTGCAGCCTCAAGATATCATGAACAAAGAGGACTACGACAACATCGGGCGTGAGATTGGACTGACGTTTGAGGGCAAGATGCGGATGTCCCTAGAGGACGGCTTGTCCCTACCTACGATTGGAGGATCAGGGTCCAAATATCTGCAACTGGAAAACCGAGCGCGGCTGCGCATGGTTGATCTGGACCGTGAGTTTAACGATGCGGGTGACCGCGATTTGTTTTTCCCGAAGCTTGTGCAGTTATCCAAGCAGATCGAAGAGTACAAGTCGGCGACTAACAAGTACGACTTCGTGGATATGATTGAGAAGTACATACCGTTGGGAGAGGTGCCGAACTTGGACTTCATGTTTATCGACGAGGCTCAAGACTTCACTCCGCTGCAATGGCAGATGGCTGAGAAGATAGCGGACAATGCCGATCAGGTGTTCATTGCAGGAGATGATGACCAAGCTATCCACAGGTGGACAGGTGTAGAGGTCGAACTGTTTAACAAGAGTACGGATAAGGTAAAAGTTCTGGAGAAATCCTACCGTATTCCCAAGGCCGTGCATCGTTTGGCGAACGACATATCCGAACGTATATCGGATCGGCACGAGAAAGAGTTTGAGCCCAGGGACGAGGAGGGGGTGGTGGAGTTTGTCTATCACTTGGATGATATCCCCTTGTACGAGGGATCGTGGACCATCATGGCTCGGACCAACAGCTATGTCATTGACTTGGCGGAGCACATAAAGAAACTAGGGTTTAAGTATTCAATCAAGGGACGGCCTAGTGTGTCGGCTACCTTGGTTTCAAACATATTTACTTGGCAGGATCTTTGCGCTGACAAGACGGTGTCGTTACAAAGGATCAAGGACTTCTACTCATCTGTTCCAAAGCAGGGGCAGAACGCTGTTGTTAAGCGGGGATCCACACAGATGTTAGATATGTTAGCTCCTGATTCGGAGCTCACCATGGAGCAACTGCAAAAAGAACACGGCTTGTTGGTTGGGGCAGATCAGTCTGCGTCGGAGGTGTTGCGGATTGGCAAGGCCGAGAAAGAGTATATTGCGGCTATGATGCGAAGAGGAGACGATCTACTATCAGAGCCGCGTATCAAACTGTCTACCTTCCATGCTATGAAGGGCGGGGAAGATGATAACTGCGTCGTATATACGGCGTCCACCGCAGCGTGTGTGAACAGTGACCATCCAGACGATGAGCATCGAGCGTTCTATGTCGGGGTGACCAGAGCAAGGCACACGTTGTACATTCTACAGAGCAACAACAAATACAGGTACACGCTATGAAACGTGACGAAGTCTTAGACACAGCCAAAGAGTTGATCAATGGTCAGAGGGCCCAGGACTACGGAGATGCATACGATAACCACAGTCGCATCGCTTCAGGCTGGAACATCATCATGAACGGCGCATTAAAGAGCCACGGTCACCTGACCCCATCGCATGTTGCACTGATGATGGACTGGGTAAAGAGCGCGAGGCTTGTTGAAAACATCGATCATCAGGATTCGTGGGTGGATAAGTGTGGGTATAGTGCCCTGGGAGCAGAGCATAACGACAAGCAGAATAACCCTCCGTCTCTGTTACTTCCACGGCACAGTGAAATCTTGAATAGAATGAGAGCGAAGAATGCAAAGTAATTTATTCGGCAGCGCCCTGCATCACCAGATCAAGAACGAACTGGATCTAATAGATCAAGACTGGAACATCCCAACAGAATACCCAGACCTAACCGGATACAGAGAAGTCGCCGTTGATCTGGAGACCTACGACCCTAACATCAAGACCCTCGGCCCTGGGTGGGCCCGTAAGGACGGTCACATAATAGGGATTGCTGTGGCAGCGGGTGAATACCAAGGGTACTTTCCTATCCGACACGAGAACTCACACAACCTAGATCCAAAGTTCACCATGCGCTGGCTCAAGAAGCAGTTGTCTGTACCTGAGATGAACGTAATTATGCACAACGCAACCTACGATGCTGGCTGGCTGAGAGCCGAGGGCATAGAGGTCAAGGGCCGGATCATTGACACGATGATCTCAGGCGCACTGGTGGACGAGAACCGATGGTCCTTTGGCCTTGATGCGATGGCTCGTGACTTTGTTTCCATGCGTAAGAACGAGAGGCTCCTGCAAGCCGCTGCGAAGGACTGGGGCGTTGACCCTAAGTCTGGAATGTACAAGCTTCCACCCAAGTACGTCGGGGCATACGCCGAACAGGACGCGGTTGCTACACTCAAGCTGTGGGATGCGCTGAAGGTAAGGCTCGATGAGGAAGAACTCTGGCACATATGGGACATTGAGAACGGTTTAATACCCTGCATGTTAGACATGCGGACCAACGGTGTACGTGTTGACCTGGACAAAGCAGAGAAGAACAAGAAGCTGATCCGCAAGCAGTCCAATTTACTGCGCGGTAAGATAGAGAAAGAAGCAGGGATGGAGGTGGACATCTGGGCATCTGCATCCATAGCTAAAATGTTTGACAAGCTGGGCATGGAGTACCCAAGAACCCCGCTCAAGATACAGACTGAAGACGTAGAACTAGAGAACGGCAAGATTGAGGAAAAAGAAGTCAGCCGCTCTGGAGACGCTCCATCCTTTACAAAGTCTTGGCTCAATGATCACCCCGCTGAGATATGCCAAACGCTGGTTAAGCTGCGGGAGTTTGATAAGGCAGACGCTACGTTTATCGACAGCATCTTACGGCACGAGCACAACGGACGCATCCACACAGAGCTCCACTCTACACGTAGGGACGAGGGTGGCACGGTAACAGGGCGGTTCTCTTCATCCAACCCCAACCTACAGCAGATCCCCGCTCGGGATCCAGACATCAAGAAGATGATCCGAGGTTTGTTTATTCCAGAGGATGGCATGAAGTGGGGATCGTTTGACTACTCGAGCCAAGAACCGCGGCTCTTGGTGCACTTTGCAGCAAGCGTTCCTTCCGCAATGCGGAGCCATGTGGTCGATGATGTAGTAGAGGAGTTCAACAGCGGCGACGTTGATCTACACCAGATGGTTGCAGACCTTGCAGGGATCACGCGTAAGCAAGCTAAGACCGTGAACCTGGGGATCATGTACGGCATGGGCGTAGCAAAGCTTGCCGACCAGCTAGGTATCCCGCCTGATGATGCCAAGGATTTGATCTATAGGCACCGCAATAAGGTTCCGTTTGTTAAGCAGCTTGCCGATATGGCGACTAAGAGAGCCGACGAGAACGGGCACATACGCACCCTTCTGGGACGTAAGTGTAGGTTTCCTATGTGGGAGCCCAAGAAGTTTGGAGTAGGCAAGCCTATGGCCCACGACGCCGCTCACAAGGAGTATGGGTCAGCCATTAAACGAGCGTTTACATACAAGGCACTCAACCGTTTGATCCAAGGATCAGCAGCCGACCAAACCAAACAGGCGATGCTTGATTGCTACAAGGAGGGTCTTACTCCTATGCTCACGGTTCATGACGAGTTATGCTTCAATATAGATAGTCCAGAGCAGACTGCTAAAATAAAGGAGATTATGGAAACAGGGATTCCGCTCAAGGTCCCATCAAAAATCGATGTAGATATTAAGGATGATTGGGGAGAAATAGAATGATTGAGAAGAACATGAAGTCACTTGGCTTACGCCAAATGCACCCGATGCAGGTTTTGGCGCTGATGGATTTTATAGGAGACGCGCTATCTATCGCTGCACTGGCGGATGATCAAGAAATCTTTGACGACATGGAGACGAGTGCAGATGAGCTAGTCCGTTTGTTCGGAGGTGTGGGGGTAACAACAACCCCTGCCGATCACTGACCCTGTTGACTGCGGCGTAGTATCTCTGCGTTAGCAGACTGCGCCCCAATATCTCCACCCAGTATCGTGGGCGCTATGGATTGTATCCTCTGGAACGTGTCCCCTGCCATGTCTGTGATCCCGCCTGTTGCTCGATCAATGAAGGATTCAGCAGGTTGGGGCAGTCGGTTGGTTGGGACAGGAGCAGATTCAGATTGTACTGTTGTTTCCCACGGAGCTTTCTCTACAACAACGGGTGCGATATTTGTTTCTGTTTCTGTTGAGATAATAGGAGTGTTGATATAGGTGCGGCGAACCGCATTAATAGCTTGGGTGGGAACCCGTTTAAGAATACGATTTTCTTTTTTAACGTTCACCTCTCGGGAAACTTCTCGTATCAAGCTTCGGCTAACCTTGATGGGATCAAAACGATTACGAAGAATGTTATTCAGTTCTTTTTTAGTGACACCCGTTTGTTTAAAAGCTTGAAAAACTTCTCCTCGGCTCATGCCTGCTGCCATAGCCTTTTCGATCTGAACCTTTAATTCACCTTGATGCCGTCTTCTAGCTTCATTAGCTTGTACATACGCGTCGAGAACGTCTTGTTCTGTTACATCGTTGTCATCGGCAACTCTAGTAAAGATCGATGAGGCTGATGATCTATTTGCAAGATACGCTCCCCCGTCGTATCCAAGACTGCGAGATACATCAAGCTTCATGGGGCGGATACCTGTAAGCATAGCTCCAGCTTCCTCCGCAACAATGTATGGGTCTCCGGATGCAGACGGTAATCCCACGGCTGCGCGAGTAGCACGACCCGGTTCAAATTTCCCACTTTTAACGGTAACAAATTGATCCAAAATCCCAGGCATAAAGGCTCCAACCATGTGTGTCATGGACTTTGAAAACTTATCCCCCCACATTTCAGCAGGTTCATATATCTTAGAGCCTGTCTGGGTCTTACCTTGACGTATGGTAACATCAAGCAAGCGTTCAGTTGCCAGAGCCTCCGACGCAAATGGTTCGGCAAACTTTTTAAAACCCGCCCACGCCCCGTTAAATATTTGCTCAGAGGTGCTGTCAGACACTTCTCCAGTACGGCTGTATACCTCCAACGCAGCGCGGGCTGGAGCAAGCATGAAATCGTAAGGGAGCATGTAAGATAAATCCGCGTACTCAGCTTTGCCGTCTTTGGGTTTTGTCAGGTACATCATCGTGCTACCCAAAGACCAGAACGGTTTGTTCTCTTCAAGAAGTTGTTCTTCTTCAGGGGTTATTTCTAGCACACTATGCGCCGCATCCCGCATTGCCACAGGAGCAACAGTTGCCATTGAGATGTACCCAGTAAGCCGTTGCGCACCGATCCCTCTAATTTGACGAGCCAGAATCCTAGCTTGAGCAGGGTCTTTTATTCCAGCCTTGATCAGGTCGTTCGCTGTTATCCCCATTTCCTTAACTGAACGGTTCACAATGTTCCCTGATGTACGGATGATCTCCGCTGGAAATGCCATGAAGTTACCCATAACGGGAATCCGGCGCAAAGATTTTATTGCTTCTGGAACCATTGAATATGTTGGCATGGTCTGCTTGACGATATCTGTTGCTAGAAGATTGCCAAAGTCCGTACCCGCAATGGACGAGGTTCGAGGAACAATACCCACGTTGACAAGTGCTTGTTGCGTTGCATCATCTAAGGCATCAATATCTAAATCAGCCTTGCGCAACGCTGCTCCGTATCTAGCTTTCTCCCCAAGAGCACCGACTACCTTCCAGTAATCATCCCCTAGTTGATAGGTCTTCTGCATAAATCTAACAGGGGCGCCCAATGCGCTTTTCTTAAAGGCTTCTCCACCTTGTCGTAACCGAGCCGAGACGCCTATTTCGGTCTGCTCTTTTAGCAGTTGTTGCAGTTCGTTGAGTTGAATGTTCTGCCCAATAGCTCCTTCTTCAGACATAGCTTTCAAAAGTTTGTACTGCTCTGGGCTACCAAGACCTGATGTCAACACTTCTGCGCTTTCAAACACACCCATGTTCCTGCCAAGGAGACCGTTGGCACCAATAACAAATGTGTTTGATAAGAAGTTGCGGACCTGAGACAACGGGTTCAGAACTGTCTTGGACATCTGAGACAAGCCTTTAAGCTGCAATGCTACAGCAAGAGCCTCTTGAGCAGCGTTGTTAGCACGGATAGGTGTGGTCAAAGAGTTGTAGATTTCATTGGGCACAAACTTCCCAGACAA